GTACCCTTCAGCCGCTGAGCGTTGAGCTTGAGAATAGCTTGCAACCCGTTAGCCTTGTCCTTGGTCTGCTGAAGGTTGTCGTAAGGGCCGGGCAAGTACTGGGCCGCGCTAGCCTTCTCACTGTTCGTAAGGGCTGAGCCGAACCGACCGTGACGAATCTCATCCGTCCAATAGGTCAACTTCTGAATAGCGTCGTTGGTGGCCTTGTCCCTCCAATCGTTGACTATGGAGGCACCCCCCGGCGCATATTCTTGAACTATACCACCTAGGTACCCTGTAGCCGCAGTATCCTTGGCCTTATCCAGGGCCTTAATGGCATCCCCGATACCCGCCTCGGACAAGCCAACCTCCTTGGCCTTAGCGTCGGCCTTGGTCTTAGCCGTTTCCTGCTTGAGTTCTAGGCCCTGACGTTGAATGTCGAGGCCTTGCTGTCGTAGGGCGAGGCCCTGTTGTTGGAGGGCCTGGTTCCCCTGAGCGATCTGGGCTTGGAGGGCCATCTGCTGTTGCTTAAGGCTCTCTTGTAGGGTCCGGTCCAGGCCCCGATCCTCCAGCCGCATAGTGAGCTGCTTGAGGTCGTGCTGACGTTGGGCTTGCTCGCTCTCCAGCTTAGCCTTAGCCGCAAGCTGGGCCTGCTCGGTACGATGGGTCTGGGTATCCTCGCGGGACATATCGGCCATCGCCCCCGTTTGGTACATCTGGGCGGCCTTCTCATTCCCGGGAATTTGCATGCCAGCCAGGGAGTGCTTGAGTACCTGCCCGCCCGTAACCGGCTGAGCTGCAGAGAGGGTAGTGGGGCCGAATGTCTCGGGGCCGTACAGGCCCTCCTTGGTCTCGCCCGGCATAACTTGAGCCGGTACGCTCTGAGGGGCCGATCCCGCCCACTGACTCGTAGCCTCGGCAATCTTAGCCTTGGAGGCCTCCTCAGCGGTATCCGCCTTGCTACCGGCGTAGACGCTACCGAGGGTGGAAGCCAGCTTAGCTAGCTGTTGAGACCAAGCGGGGGCGACGTAGTGGCCGCTAACCATTTCCCCTCCGCCCACGGGAGCCTCGCCTTGTTGACGCAAGGCGTCGGCTATCTGACGTTGACGCTTAGCCTTGTTCTGACCGTAGGGGTCAGTGGGGTCTACCAGGGCTGTAGGGTCGGCCATATTACCACCTTGTTTCGTCGTTAATGTCCCGCCGCCACTCGTCTAGGGCCTCCGCCACTTCCTTGTACTTCTCCGGGGGCAAGTTACGAATGCGAGCGATATTCTCGTGTAGGTAGGCGGTACAATCCCAGCAGTCTCGGGATGTCTGTTCCTTCCCGTAGTAGGGGGGCACTAGGTCCTTACACCGCGAGTTGACGAACTCCATCACCCGCTCCCGGGACCAGTCCTGAATGGGGAACCTATAGGTGATTCCGTTCTCTACGTGCCCGTCATTGATCGGGCCCTTGAGGGCGTCCTCCCCCCGCTGGCCCCGGTAGACTACCTTGGCACCTAGCTGACGGGTAGCGACCTCCATAGGGTACCACAGGCTACGGTTACAACACTCGAAGTAGGGTTGGTACTTGATGGGGTTCAAGCCGAATAGGTGACCTATGGTCGTGAACTTGATGGGGACCACATCTACAGGCCGACCGTACATTTCTAGGTGTCGATCCCGGTAGCACTCCTGGAAGATCAGGTGAGGATGGTACGCTGCGACCTTCTTGAGGTAGTCCTCCCGCTCGGGGTAGGCCCCATCGGTGGAGGCGGTAAGTACGACTAGCCCCGGCTTGTTCTTGAGAAGCTCAAGACAAGCTAGGGAGTCCACGCCGCCGGAGAATTGTAGGACTTCCATCAGAAGGCTACCGCCGCCGCACCCGCTAGGCCGACGATCCCCGAGGTTACACCCGCCTTACCGGCGTTGGCCGCGTTAGTCGCCCCCAGGGCGTCCGCGCTCTGTTGCTTCCCGGCCCCGAGGTAGTCAGTGCCCTTCGCCCCTGTAGCGGCGGCGAAGTTGCCGAACTGGGGATTGCTATACGACTGCATTTGCATCAGTTGCTGAAGCTCGTTCAGGGGCTGCTGACGTAGGGTGATAGCCTCATTGAGTTGCTGCTCCCGGGCAGCGGCGTCCATACCGATGTCGGTAGCTTGCTCTCCGAACTGCTGACCGCGGAGGCCCAGGGCAAACTTCTCAGCCTCGCTCCGTTGACCGAAGTTCTGCTGGTTCTGACCCATAGCCCGTTGGAACTGGTTCCCGTACTCCTGTTGACCCGCCAGGAGAGACTTGAGCTGAGCGTCGGTATCGGCTTGGTTTTGGCGCAGCATAGCCCGCTGCCAGGCCGGGGAGTCCTCGGTGAGGCCCTGACTAGCTAGCCGTTGAAGCTCGCCCGACATAGCCTGCTCCCGCTGGGGCCGCAGGAGTCCGTAAGTGGCGTCCTGTATCTCCTGCGCGTTACCCCGGGGGTCCATGTTGAATAGGCCCGCCCCGGAGCGTAGCCCCTCGGCATCTACGCCCTGGAGCTTCGACATATCGAAGTCCCCGTACTCGCGCATACCCTCCGTAGTCAGGGGATTACCCAGCGCGTCCCGTACCTGACCGGCCGAGCCCTCACGTAGAGCGTTCCCCTCATCGAGTATCTTTTGACCCGACTCCCCAAGGGTCTGGGTCTGGGTCCACGCCCCCGAGGGGTCCTGCGACCACGTAGAGGTGTTGCCGTATACGTCCGTTTGATTGGGACGGTTAGCCAAGGTTTCGGCTGCGGCCGCTTCCTTTTGCGAGGCGGCTGTCTTCTCCGCTAGCCCGGTGTAATCAGGCGCTGGCGGCGGCTTCGACTTCTTGCCCATGGCGTCTCCTGTTTAGGTAACGGCACTCCCTGCGTCGCATAGCCATGATGACTAACGACCCGTCAGGGTGGGCACCCGGTATCTCTGTAAGTGTCTTAAAGCCAATATGATGATTGAACCGTATAGCCTGGCCGTTACCCGAAGGCACCAGACCAAGAACCATATTAACCTTACACACGTCAAAAGGATAATGGAACACAGCATGGAGCATTTCCTTGGTGAGCCAATTGCCCTCCCCGGCTGAATGCATCATTATACTCGCGCCATTGAAATTGTCGTACCCTACCACCCCCATTAGCTTCCCGTTCAGGAAGTTCCCGATACAACGGAGGTTAGGGGTAGGGACAAGTCCGATCCGCTCCTGGAGCCAATGGGACAGCATTAGTTGGTTCTCGGTCACTATCATAGCAACCCCTGACCGGGCAGGATAGAGTAGTCCGTGGCCACCCATAGAACCTCGCCCTCAGTCTTCATGACCATAAGTAGCGAGGCGGCCACCCCCATACCCTCGGCTTGTATCCATTGCTTCTGAACCGTATCCCCTCCACCCCATAGGGCTTCATTCCAGGTACCCACGTCCCAGACAGAGGTACTTGTGATGGGTAGCGGGCCCGGGGCGGTGAGGCCCCCGGCCTTGAAGTCGTATTGAACCCGGGACTTGAAAGCGGCGGGGTCGCTCACTACAAAGGTAGGGCGGTACATACCCACCTGCTTCTGAGTGGCGGGGGCCCCCAGGTAGCTGTAGGCTTGTTGAACTACGGACAGGATACCCTCGCCACCCGTACCGTCCACCAATACCTTGTCTTGGTTACCCGACCAAGCCTGGTACACTATACCGTCATGGCTCCCGAACATAGGGGTGGAGCCGAAAAAGCTCCAGCAAGTCGCATCCATACCAGTGAACTGGGTCCAAGCCCCGGTGATTTGGTTAGACGCCATCTGAATACTACCCCCCGCCGTCACGGAGGGTACATTCAACATAATCAAGTTATCCTTCGGATAGTACTTGAGATCCCATCCGAAGGCCTGGGAAAACGAAGATACCAACTCCGATAGGAGGAACTGAATCTTGTCGGTCTGAACCGTCCGAGCTTGATCCGTAACCTTGGTGGAGGTTAAGACCGCGCTCATAGAGACGAGTCCCTGGTGGGTAAGAATGAACTGATCGCCCCCGGCCTTAGTAAAGGCACGGCGACCCGATACCGGGGCACCTATGAAGTAGACCCCGGTCAGCTTCCAATTCTGATCGTCCGCAGGGTCGGTACCCTCGTACACAATAGCCTCGCCCCGGCTGGAGACGGCTATGAGGTGATCGGTCGCCCCCGAGCCGTCATCCAAGGTCCAGGTCGTGAGGAACTGGAGGAAGCCACCCTTGCTGAAGAGGGGGCCGAAGTCATACTTGAGGAACGTGCCGTAGATCGCGTTGGTGGGTAGGAACCAACCGTTGGCCGAGTTCTTCTCTACCACCCAGAGACGATGTTGGTGAACGGTAGGGCAGACGGCATTCTTGGGGCTTATTCCAGCCCAAGTGTTGGGAACAATACCATCACCAAAAAGAATGCGAACGCCGCCGCCAGCGTTATATAGTATGCCGTCATCGATGCCGTTCAGAGCTATGAGATGGCTTCCCGCCGAATTAACTAGGTTAGTGAACTCCCATACCGAGTTGGTTAGTCCCGTCATAACCGGGAGCCCCACTACCCCAGCTGAGGTGATGTCGTACACAGCACTGCCCGACCAAGCAAACAGCTTCTGAGCCCCGGTAGCAGACGCCCAGGGAGCTATGGTACCCACCTCAGCGGGCATACCCGTAACCCACTCCCGGTACCCCTTCCGCACGGTACACCCGTAAGGCTGGGGCCACCAGTTCTGCATTATGACCGCGTCACTCTCGGGCATAGCAACAAGCGAGTCCTTAGCATTG